CCATCAACCCACGCTTCAACGCCGCCGGTAGTGTTAATTTGTTTTACTTCGCCAAACCAAGTAACGTAACCCCAAGAATTTAGCGCGATGTCTTGGGCGGCTACCCCTAAAATGTTCTCACCTTGCGCCGCAGTTAGCCCCGTAGCCGGCGCACCTAAAAGGCCGCCAGACGACCCTACCGTGCCGGTAATCATCACGACTTGGCCTTTAGTAATGGCGGCTGTTGCTTTGACGCGGTAGAAAGTTTCTTCGCCAATGTGTTGAATAACTTCGCCGCTATCCTCCATTACCAAATTCATGGTTTTAATGGAGTCGGCGTCATCCCAATACATTGTGCCGTTAGCATCCGGCCCTGTTGGAAAACCCGCAGGGGTGGTATCAAATTGCAACCAAGGCACGTTATCTTGTTGAAGCTGCGACAGAGTGCCAAGCTCGACACGGGGCTGTTCTGCTAACGCTTGCACATCCGTAATTAGCTCTGCTATTTGGCTTTGCAGCCCACTAACTGTCGCCTCATTGCCAACGGCCACGTCAGGTAACAGCGCATTAAGCTCGTCTAATGTGGCGGCTGGCGGCCCAACTTGCAGATCAGTCAATGACGTTACATTGCTGCCGCCGCCTGTCAACGTAAACAGATTGAGGAAAAACCGATACCACTCCCGCGAAATCAACCCCGTACGTTCATCGATAAGGGGGACACGCGGGGGCGTGATATTAGTGGTGTTGTTCGGGCTAGGCATTGGTCGGGCTAATCAGCAGTTCGGCGCCCATAATGGCGGTTTTAACCGGATCCGTCATTGACAGCTCGTACACCCGGTCACGCAGCTTCAAAGTCATGCCCAACCGACGCCAGAACACCCGGCGGTAATATTCGCCGATCTTGCCAATCTTAGCGGTGTGGTAGTTAGACCAAGTGTGACCGCCGTCGTCTGACCAGCGCAGCATAATCTCGGGGTCACTGCCTTGGCCCACGTTTAGTCCCACACCCGACTCCACGTCAAGCTGCAAGCTGTGGTGCGCGGTACGTTTCAGATTGTTCTGGCCGGTGGGCAGCGCCCGCCACGACCGCAACCATTTCTGAATTTGGCCGTTATCGCTGTAGTCGTCAAGATCAAACGCGTAGATGTTGCCGTTTTCAAAGTCGCCAACGATTACTTCGCTGTTAAACGCCATCTGGCAGTTGCTGCGGTGCCGCACAAATTGGCCATTGTGCCAGCCAGCACGCTCATGCCAAGCCTGCGTGGCCGCGTCGTAGACCCACGTCGTGTTGGCGTTGGGGAACACCAACACGTAAAAGCTGTGGCCGTCCTGCTGGTAGGTGTAGCCGATCGCGTCAGATAAATTGCCGTACTGTTGGATCTGCCATTCCACCGCATGGGTTGAGATGCGCTGGCCGGTGTAGCCGTTGGCCCGGTAGACGATACCCTGCCCACGGGCGTCCTTGCCTAGCCAGAAAACGCTGTTGTCGAGCTTGGCGACCGAATAGGCCGCTGCACAGCCAATCTCGTTAAACGCACCTTGGATACGCTGCAAAGGAAAGTCAGCATTACCGGCGTCGTACCATACTTCAACAGAATTGGTACCGAACAACCATGCTTCCCGGTGGTCAACAATCAGCGACACTAGCCCATCAGGTGAGCCTTCCGCGCTGGCAAAATCCAGCGGGTCAATCGACAGGCCGTCCAGCAAGCTGGTTACCCAAACTTTCTGGCTGTTGGGTTCGTTAAATACAAAATAGCCGTCCAAAAAACCGACCGTTACCGCGCCAGGGAAATCAGGATCGGTAATCTGTTGGAACGCGTTGGTATTGGCGTTATAGATATAGCTGGGGCCGTTGGCAGCGATAAACAGTTGCGTGCCGTTGTCCGACATGGACACCGGGCCGGTGCCGGTAATAGTGCCTATCAGCGTGCTGGTGTAGCTGCTGTCAATCTTGTATAGCTGAGGGCCAGACACAACGTAGCCAAAATTGCCAAACGCCCACAGGCCGCGAATCGGCCCCAAGCCTACGGCTGCCAAGAAGCGCAAGCCTGGCGCGCGCTGCAAGAAAGCAGGCTCTTTGCTGCCCTCAGGGACAATCTCAGGGAACATATTAATCATGCGGTTATCCGCAGCATTGACGCTGCGGGCCACATACGCCGAACCTAAGATAGGCGTTTTCATTTAATTAATAATTTCCGGCGTAGATATTGAAGCGCTGACGCGTCGCCACCAACGAGTACGGCAGGGACATGATGTCGTCAGGGTTGTTGATACGCTTCAGATTGCGCTTAGACGTCATGGCGATACGCTGCACCTGCGGCGACGGCTCAATGCCAAACTCAGGGGCAAACTCCATCGCCAGATTGTAGACAAACGCCCGCAGGTAGCCTGGCGGGAAGTGCAATTGTGTGGCCAAGTTAGCCGGCTGCGTCAGCTCCTGCACCGACACAAAATGCCACTCCAGAACACGCGTAGGCTTGGGATAGATCGTCATGGTGGTGTCTGGGAACGTATTGTTCACAAACATGACCTGCGGATAGGTGCTGGTGACCGTTTTGACCGCAATACCGTCGTACTGCTGCTGGTTAATCAGCTTGACGCCGTACGACACGTTAGTGCTGGGATCCCGGAAGTAAGTGGCGTCGTCAATCAGGACGGGGCGGTTGCCCACAAAGTCGCCGGTAGGCCCCAGCGTGCGGGTAATTTCACCTACGGGCCAATTAAAAATTTGCTCTTGCGTAGAAAACACCGCCAGCCGCTCGGTGTTCCAAGAGTCGATCATCTGGTTAAGCGCGGTCAGCCCGTCTTGCATGACGGCGGCAGATGACGTCTCGCCTTCAGCCAGTACGCCAAGCAATCGCAACGCCCGGTTAATTTGATCGCCAGCAGTAGTGGCCATACGCGCTCCTTTAAGCTGCCGCCTCTACGGGAGGGCGGCCACGACGACGTTTAACTTCCAGTTCATTGGCTGGTGCCGCCGCTTCAGGCTCTGAAGGCGTGTCAGGATTATACCGAAGCCAACCGTTTTGTTCATCAAATTCGGCTTCCAGCTCCATCGTGGCAACTTTAGCGCCGTGAACCGGGTGTTGTAGATATATAGGCATGAGAGAACGGGGCCGAAGCCCCGCCTTATTTAGGCAGTGATGCCAATATTTTTAAGTGCGACACGGATAGCATTGATTGCCGTAGCAAGCTCAGTACCCGTAGCGGTGTTAGTGACCGCAGTAATAGCTGCAGCTTGGGTAACTGGTGTGGTGCCGTAAAAACCGGCGGTGCCACCTGCTTTCCCCATAATAGCGCCATCAAGCTGCTGATCTTCATACGCGACGCCAATCGGTTTAGTGTTAGGCATGATTTATCCTTTAAAAACGGGGGCCGAAGCCCCCTTTAAATTTAGGCAATGCGATACAGAGTCCAAGTGCCGTCGCCGGTTTTACGGGCGCGCCACGCAGCAGACGTCAGTGTCGCAGAGGTAACCGTACCCACCAAAGTCCAGCCAGTACCCACTGCAATAGTGAGCGTGCCTGCACCTGTATTGATAAAGTTAACGTCAAAAGAGCTGTTGTTTTTGGCGCTGGAAACCAGCGTCTCAACGTCAGCCACGGTAGGCAGAGTCAGCGTAGCGGTTGCACCGCTGTAGACAATAAGGCCATTTGCCAGTTCAGCCGCTGTCAAAGTAGCTGCAGCCGCTTTAGCGACTGGAGCAGCTTGAACGGACATGCTGACTTCAGTTAGATTGCCGTCACCAAGTTGGTAACCACCTGCACCATTAGGAAGAGCCATGATAATTTCCTTTAAAAAATGTTGTTAATGAGGGCCGAAGCCCCCACCAAGACTTAGCCCCACATGCGGCAAGCCATTTGCGGACGGATTGTGCTGTAGCCGTACAGCACGTCAATACGGCAAGGCATACGGTCGTTGTTGATGTCGTACTGACGAACAACACGCAGCGAGATGCCGTTGTGTACTTGACGCGAGGCCATGTCGACGCCTTGTGGCAGCAACAGGTCGGCGGTAGCGAAAGTGATCGCATCCTTGTGATAGATCAGGTTCTGTGCGTACTGACCTTGTGCCGCGCCAAGCATCGTGATGTCGGCGTTATCAGCAGGGAAAGCAGTCACAGTAGCCAGCGCGTGAGCCGAGGTGTACAGCGCAGGGTAAAACTTCAGCGTACCTGTGGTTGTTGCGGTCAGATCTTCTGTCACAACAAACTGCTGCAGCGAGCCGGTGGACTCACGAGTCTGCGGGTTGACCGCGTACACGCCTTCCATCGTAAACACGTCGCCAACTTTCCAAGTGCTGCCAGTACCTGTAAAGGTGATGGTTAGCTGCGAAGTGCCTTGCACAGTGGTGGTGCCATCAACTTCAATGGTAGTACCCCAGTTGCCGTTGGTGTGCTGCTTGATCGACTGAGACATGTTAACTTCGTCGTAGCCCAGCACGCCGGCGCCCATCATGCCGTTCTTAAATTGCTTGCTGATGGTGTCGGTTGGGTTAAACAAACCTTTCATGCCTTCGACCAGACCAGCGTTAGCGGCTGGATTAACAGTTGCGTAGCGTGGCGACATCACAGCAGCGTTTTCGTTCAGCTTCTGCTGGGCTTGCAGCAGAACGAGCGAAGTCGATGGTGTGGTGCCAGGCGTGCCGACCGAGTTACCAATGGTCTTGTATGCGTTAGCAACGTCAGCGTCAATGGAGGACGCGAGCTGAGAAATACGTGGCTTCAGAACACGCTCTGCGAAGTCATCCAACTGCATGGTGAGTTCG